TGAAGCCAATATAAAACACTTTGCGATGAGGGGTTTTAAATTAGTTTCAGATAAGGTAGAAGAAGTTAAAAGCGATGCTGAAAATGTCGTTAAGTTAAAACCAAAGAAAAAAGGGAAAAAGAAATGAAATATATTACTAAATATTGGAAATTAGCAAAAGATAATCCCAAAGTAACTGCTGGAATTATTATTGGTGTTATAATTATTATAACTTGGATAAAGTAATATGGCTACTAATTTTACAGGATCAGATGTCATAGCGGCTTCTGATGTAACTGCTTATCAAACTGATGCATTTGATTTTGGTATTGGAAGTGGAGATTCAGAAGTAACGACTTGGTTAGCTCAAACTACTAATGATATTTTAAGAGATTTAAGAATCAAATGGTGGCCAGTATATAAGACAAATATTTTTACCGATATTACCGTTTTAAATACAGCAGAAATGTCGAATACAAAGGTTAATCTAAATCAGTTTAAAAGAGCTGGTGTGTACTTATTCTTGTCGAGATTTCTATTACCAGCTTTAACCAAGTTTAGATCGGAAACAGATAAGGATAGATTTGAAAGAATGATAGAATATTATTCTTCCAGTTATTTAAAAGAATTTCAATCTATTTTAGACGATGGTGTTGAATACGATTCCGATGCTGGAGGAACAATCGCTAGTAGTGAAAGAGAACCTTTACACGCATACAATAGATTAAACAGATAAATGGCTGTTGCTGTTCATGTTAAAACGAATGTTAAATACGTTCAAAAGAATATAAGAAATTTCCAAAAACGATTCCCCAACGAAATTAAAAGAACATTATTAAAGTCAGGTTTTTTATTACTAACCATTATAAAGGAATTAACTAAAAAAGGTAAAAGTTTTAAAAGATCAAAATTTCCAAAATATAGCGAAGGTTATGAAAAATGGAAAAGAAAGTATTCAAAAAGCAGAGCAAGTAATGTTGTTGATTTAATGCTAACTGGACGAATGATGCAATCCTTAACTCCTGACAGTACCGTTAAAGCAAAAGGAAAAAATAGAGTGGAGCTGAAGTTTAGTAATGAAGATATGAGAGATAGAGCATTTAGAATTCAAACAGGAGTAGGGCAACCTATAAGACCTTTCTTTGGTTTTGACAAAAGGACAGAAAAGAAGATAAATAAGGAGTTTGAAAAAGAAATTGGCAAAAGAATGAAAAGAATGAGAATATGAGTGTAAGAGAAAACATAGCAGATAATATTAAAACAGTTATAGATGCAATCAGCAGTCCTGATGTCAAGCTAGTTTCAAGACAACCTTTTAATATTGATGAACTATCACAACAACAATTCCCTTGCGTTCTTGTTCAAACATCAGAAGAAAATAGGGAAGATCAAGAATTGGGAAGTGGTGCTAAAACTAGGACAGGAACTATTGATTTTATTGTCAATGGGTTTGTTCAAGGTTCTAATACCAATATTGATACATTAAGAAATGCTCTCATTACAGCTATTGAAACTGCTTTGGAAACCGATATAACTAGAGATTCTAATGCTATCGACACAGAAGTTGTTCGTGTTGAAACTGACGAGGGAACTTTATTTCCTGTTGGAGGTATTGTAATGACTATTAGATGCATGTATCAGTATCAATCAGGAACACCATAAAGAGAAATAAATAAAGATGATATTGACGAAGAAGAAGAAAAGTAATAAAAGAATTTATGGCTAAAGACATTAAATTATACAAAGATGATAATGAGGTTACTATTAACGAAACTCAACTTGATAATTTTTTGGATTTAGGTTGGAAGCAAGAAAAGCAAGAAAAAAAAAATAAACAAACAAGTAAAAAGGAAACTAAAACATGGCAACACATCACGGAAAAGAAGGAGTTGTAACTGCTGGTGGAACAGGTGTTGGGGAACTAACAGGCTTTACACTAGAAACTACTGCTGATGTTGTAGAAGATACTCAATTATCTGATTCAACTAAATCATTTGTAGCTGGAAGAACATCATTTTCAGGAACTTTAGAAATGAGTTATGATGAAACTGATTCACCGCAACAAACCTTAACTGCTGGAAGCTCAATATCTTTTGTACTGTTACCAGAGGGTAATACATCAGGAGATGAAGATTTTACAGGAACAGGAATTGTTACAGGTATGTCTATTAATGACTCATTGGATGCAATAGTTACAAGATCAATTACTTTTCAAGGTACAGGGTCATTAACAAGATCAACTGTATAACTTAATTTATGAAGGTTATTGACCGAGCTAAATCTCATTTTGAAAGTTTGGGAGTTCAACATATTGAAGTTCCTGAATGGGAAGATGAACATGGTCAAGCAACAATCATTTATTGGAATCCAATCACTTTAGGAGAAAAGAAAAAAATCTTTTCAAAAGCTGATAGTGCTGGAGTTATGGTTGTGAACGATGTCGGTATTCTTGCTGATATTGTAGTCATGAAATCTCTTGACAAAGACGGAAAAAAACTTTTTATTCCTGAAGACAAAATTGCTATTATGCACAAAGTAGATTCTGATGTCCTTGCCAAGATAGCAACAGCCATTATGAAGACTCCTACCTTTGACGATCAAAAAAAAAAATAAATTCTGACATAAGCCTAAAAAATATGTTAGTAGTTGCTGATAGGTTGAAGATAACTTTTTCAGAATTACTAAATATGACTGAAGAAGAATTCAATCTTTGGTTAGGCTTTCTAAGTATAGAGCAAAACCATCATGAATCTGAAATGAGAAAAGCGAGACATAAATAATGGCACAAAATTTACATATTAATATCCTTGCAAAAGATAGAACAAAACAAGCATTAGGTGCGGTACAAGCTGGATTAGGAAGATTGAAAGGTGCTGTTTTTTCTATCCAGTCAGCATTATTAGGAGTGGGTGGTGCTTTAGTTATTCGTTCTTTAACCAAAGTTGGAAGCGAAGTTGAAAATTTAAAAATCAGATTTGCATTTTTATTCAAAGGAATGAAAGAAGGTAATAAAGCCTTTGATGAATTAATTGACTTTGCCGCTAAAGTTCCTTTCTCTCTTGAAGAAATTAGTACTGCATCAGGAAATCTTGCTGTCGTATCTAAAGACGCAAAAGAACTCGCAGAAGTTCTAGCTGTTACTGGTAATGTTGCAGTTGTTACAGGATTGGATTTTAGACAAACTGGTGAACAAATCCAAAGAGCATTTTCAGGTGGTATAGCGGCCGCAGATGTATTTAGAGAAAGAGGTGTTCGTGATTTATTAGGATTTGAAGCTGGTGCAAAGAAAACAGCTAAACAAACCAAAGAAGCATTTTTTAAAACATTTGGACCAGATGGAGAATTTGGTAAAGCGATGGAAGTTATGGCAACGACTTTCACTGGTACTCTTTCAATG